GTTAATTGTGATTCACTCACACCGTTTTTTTCGGCTCGCACCACAACAGCATTTTGACATTCTGCACAACCGGCCATGATATTACCCCACTTGATCGTCTGAATCACCACTTTCCCATGTCGGTGCTAATAGAAGCACATTCATAGGAAGTGGATTTATTTGCTGCACAGCCAAGAAACCGGGACTAGCTTCCCCATCAAGCATATTCCAATCATCATCAATCGGTAGATAACGATCACCAGTGAATAGCGGAATTGCATGGCTGTTGTTTAAGGGAACATCACGTTCTTTAATTTCTTGCAGATTATTCCAAATTGTTTCGGCTTGATACGGTGTCGTCGAAGCTGTAGGTTGATTAGCACCTGCAAAGACTCCGCGACTTTTATCCATACGGACAGTCATACCGGAAATTCTTTTACGTTTTCCTTGAATAGTAGTGTGACCGCCAGCTATATCCAAATGCAGAGTTTGAACTTGTGCAACAAAAGGCAAACCAATTGTTATAGCTGTTGCGGGATTAGGCAATTCTACAGTGCCATTTGTTACGGTCAAACCAGACACGACATTTCCGTCAGCTAAAGCAGTCACTTGCAAACCTTCCAAGTGTTGAAGATTTGTAATTGTTTGTAAAGGAGTTGTTATTGTCCAGTCACCATAAGGAGCGGGTGCTGGCGTGTTATAAGGATCATTTGAAATAGTTAGAGTGATATTTTGTGACATCGTGCAAATGACTTGAAAAGCATTGACGAATGTAATCACAGTTCCGATACCGCCGCTCATACGAATTACCGAGCCGACATCGGCGGAAGTAAATACAGGTTGATCTGCGGTGAAAGTTATGGAACGATCAATCGTCAAACCAACCGCACCACCATGGCCGGTAGGGTCTTGCAATTTTACTTGTATCCGGCTGTAGCTAGAACCGCCGTTCACAACAACGGCACTTGTTATCGAACCGCCAAATGCGCCATTACCGCCGAAATCTGTGTTGAAATCGCTATTAAAATCCGAAGTGACTGAAGTTTGCAGTTTAACAATCGCACCGTGCCCAGATCCTGACGGATCAGTTATGATTAAACTAGGGTTTGAATATCCCGTGCCACCATTGATAACGAATGCAGTCAGGACACTTCCCGAACCGGACGCGGAACTGGCCGATAAATTAGCATTTCGTATGCCTTGTATTGATGCAAGGCCGCAATCAACGCACCACGGATCTTCAGTATTCACCCACAAACGATTATCCATACGCTCGACATAGTAAGCCCATTTTGAATATGCGCGGATATATCTTTTCACTATGAAATAAATGGCGTCGATTGGTGGCTCAACGATAGATACAACAGACTGAAATAAGCCATTCGTATCGTGTCTCGCCCATCCGTTAATTTCTTGCTCTTTGAGATATGTAAGTGACAACGCTTTGCCGTCATCACGCACCGCCCACAAAAGTTTGTAGGGTTCTTTTGCCCAAGCCCATTCTTTAATCTGATGATTTTCAAGAAGGTGACTCGATAAAAAGCTGATGTCTGTACCAGCATAAATCTGTGCAAAGAAATTATACTGCAAAGAAATGACCACAGAACCTAAAGGCTGTAGATGGAGAATGTCGTAATTGATTTTTACAGGCGGCACAGTCTGTGAAAAGCCATTTGATGCTTGTGGCGTTGCACTTTGACTTGCTGGCGTAATGGCGCTTCCGTTTCCGTTTGCACCTGACAACTGCCAAGCGTCCAACCCTGTACCAACGACTAAGCCGCCCGGCATTGGTTGCAGCCATTGAATACCATTGACCTGTAAGCCCCAAGGATTGCCGGAGATCGCATCGCTTGCAATTGGTGGTGATGCTGCGTCCATGTTGGTGTACGCGCCTGTCTGGCTCATCTGATACCCATCTGGGTTATTTAATGAGTTGGCATACACGCGACGCGATTGAAAATATGAAACAACACTCGGATATGTGCCGGTCTGCGGGCCGATTGTCAGTGAAGTAACAGCACCTGCCCCTGAACCACTATCAGTAATAACAAGTGAATCTCCAGCTGTATAATTTTCGCCGGAATTTTGCACAATACAATCAACTACCACACCGCCGACAATGATCGGAGTGATGACCGCGCCAGATCCGGTATTGGTTATAACATTTGCACCAACGGTGGCCTGAGTATAACCTGAACCTTGGCTGGTGATAACCGCATTTAAAATCATCCCGCGAGCAAAAGGATTTACATGAACTGGAGGGGTGCGTGTAAAATCTTGCGTGATGTTTGAATCTACAAATTGGTTGCCAAAAGATGTACCGGCGTAACCAAATACGCTTCCGATTGGAACATCGGTATTGTACGATGAAGGCGCTTTATAAATATTGTAGTATCCTGCGGTATTAACCGGAGGCCAGTTAATTGTGATTGAACCGAGATACAATGCAATATCGACAGAGTTCAAAACATACGCAATAGGCGATGCAACACTTTCTTGGCCGGTGATAGAATCAACTGCGGTAACGCAATATGCGTATTTTGTCGGTAATTGCTGACCACTGGTGACTGGCGTTAAAGTCGAAGCAGTGGCGGTGCACGCTGTTGGCGGCAAAATTGATGAAGCATAATTTGTCTGCACAAATACCCAATTATTTGACGAATAACGTGTCAAATCATAAGGCGGATATTCGGTCAAAGTATTTTGATTTACGCAAGTTAAACTCATTACGTCTGCGGATTGCGTAAATTTTAAAAACGGTAAATCTACAGCTGAGTATGGTGTTGTTTGCGTATAAACTTTGGCCGCTGTTCCACCGCCAGTCCAGCCGGACAGGCTTAAACCGTTATAGGAATTTCCAAACATATCAGCAACGGAAACAAGGCAGGATGAACCAACAATGACTGGATTTGTCAGCACGACAAAATATAGATTGTTTAAGGCCAACAATCCGGTCATCCCGGATACATAAAACATATCTCCAGCTTTCCATGTGGAAGCGTTAAGAGGCAATGTCATTCCGAGAGGCCAAGTGCTCGCAATACCCAATATATTTAAAGGTGTTTCAGTGATATACGCGCCTTGTGAAATTACGCGCATATACTGATCGCCAAATTCAAGAGCATAAGACTGTTGAATTGAAAAGCGAAATGGAATTAAACGTGGCGGGAGAGCCGTACCGTTTTGCAAACACGGGCCGACAAATGCAGTTCCGGCGCGCGAGGCCGTACCGCCGCGATAATTTACAAAACTGTTCCGCATGACGGAACAACCGGAATGAAATTTCGCTTGATCAGTTCGACCCCAAAACGCGGGGTTTATTTCACCTGATGCGAATGATGGCCGAGCTGTGGTTTGCGACATTAGAAAACACTGCCTCCCGGCATACTCAAGCTATCCCAGCCGATCAATGCAGATGCGGTATTCATGCCGACTGGACGTGACATGCGAATTTGAATCCAATCTGGTGTGTTATCAACAACACTTGTACCTTCATTACCGTCAGACATTCGAGCTTGCCGAACAAGTTCAGTGGCCAATGCAACAGATTTTGCGGCCAATTGATTGTTGCCGGTGATTGGTTCGCATATCCATGAAGCTAAAAGCGCCACGGCAGCATCAAGAAAATTTGAATCCCATAAATCGGGATCGTCAATGCGCGCGGTGTAAACAAGCTGCGCTTGAGGCACATTTGTCAAAATAACGCGAATTTGATTGCCGTTTGCATCGACATCACTACTTGTTATGAAAGGCGCTTCGACACCGCTATAAGGTGTCATCATAGTGCCGCCTGATGTCGTGAAAGGCACGCTCGATGCGTTTACAGCCGTCACCGGCCAGATTGGAACAATATAGCGAGGCTTCAAGCAATAAGGTTGCGACGGCCAAGCATATTCGTATGCCCAAGGCATAGGCGGAACAGGGGTCACTCCGTTTAAGTTTTCGGGAGTGCCGCGCGCTGCTTTCAGTAAAGTAAGACCGGATTGATAACGAGCGCAGTTCCAATGAGCTGCACGAAAAAGCGCGTCAATACGATTTTGATATTGACGCGACAATATATTAGCGGCTAGCGAACCATCACTAGGGTCGATGCTCGTAACAGTCGCGCGAGCGCGGATCAGATCAAGTGCCTGATTACAAAC